GCAGCTACCAACACAGGCGATAATTCAGCAGCTACCAACACAGGCGATAATTCAGCAGCTACCAACACAGGCTATAATTCAGCAGCTACCAACACAGGCTATAATTCAGCAGCTACAGTGGAAGGCAAAGAAAGTGTTGCCTGTGCATTAGGAATTGAAAATAAGGCTAAAGGTGCATTAGGTTGTTGGATAGTGGTTGCTGAATGGGAAAAAGACAGTAATTATGAATGGCATCGTAAAGATGTTAAATGTGCTTATGTAGATGGCACAACTATTAAAGCAGATATATTTTATGCGCTTAAAAATGGTGAATTTGTTGAAGCTGAGGAGGAATAATCATGCCAAACAAAATAGAGATAACTATTTCAGAGAAATCAGACGTGAAAGTTAAACATGATGATTTTATAAGAGGAAATTTTACCACTTTTGAATTTGATAATGTCGTGCTTATAGTTCCTGAGGTAGTTAGTGAATATATGAGGGATAGGCATAACGAAGTATTACCAGATAAAGAGTATGGATATGAAAACATGCAGAGACAGCTTGATGAAGCAAATAGCAGGATTGAAGAATTAGAGTATAGACTACAACATTTAGGCTTAGATGAAGCCGTATAGGAGGATATGAAGAGATGAATATATCATTATTGAAATTGAAGAACTGTTTAGGTGTTAAGGAATTAGAATTTAAACCAGGCAAGATAACTATTATTCAGGGAGCAGGAAAGCAAGGAAAGACAAGTATTCTTGATAGCATTGAAAGAACTTTGTACAACACTGGTAAACGTCCTCAATTTGTTTTCGGTGGGGCAGATAAAGCAGAAACATATCTAGTGCTTGATGATGGGACGCAGATAAAGAAGAACATAAACAAAGAGGGTAAAGTTACAAATATAAAGATTGAAAAGGATGGTATGTCTCCAAAGGCACCAGAAGCTTACTTAAAAAACCTTGTTGGAGAAAAGCAGTTAAATCCTGTTGAGTTCATCACTAAGGGGGAAAAGGAGCAGATAGAAACAATACTTTCTATTGTATCTATAGCCGTTACAGAGGATGATATAAAATCATGGATTGGCGAGCCTGTGAATGCTGATTATACCCAACATGGACTAAAGGTATGCAAGCAAGTAGAAGATGCACTGATGGCTAAAAGAAAAGATATAAATAAAGAACGTGACATGTTAAAGGCTGACGTTGAAAACTTAGGATATAAGCTTCCTGCAACTTATAACGTTGAAGATTGGAGAGAAGTTTCTCTAACTGAAAAGTATGAAAAGATAAGCGAAGCAAATAAATTAAATAGCAATATCGAACGTGGACAGGCTGTAATTGATAATTACGATGCAAAGGTATCACAAATCAACTCTGGCATTAATCTTGAAATAGCGAAGCTTGAGGAGCAAATAGAGCAATTGAAGAAGAAAGCCATTGAACAAGCAGCAGAAGAAACAACTAAGCTTGAAGCTGCAAAGAAATATGTTGCTGAAAATAAAGTAATAGATATATTGCCTCTTGAAGAAGATCACAAAAATACAGAATTAATGAAGTCCTATATTAGAATTGCAGATGAATTGAAAGATAAAAAAGAATCTCTTGAAGCTGCAATAAAAGACTCTGACAAGTTGACAAGTCAAATAGAAACTATCAGGAAAAAGCCACAAGAATTACTTTCTAAAGCGGAAATGCCTATAACTGGTTTATCAGTAGATAAGGACGGCAATATTCTTATTAACAATCTTCCTATCAAAAACCTTTGCGGTACTGAAAAGATTGAATTTGCTGTGGAAGTCGCAAAAGCTACCGCCAAGGATTTGAAGCTTATTCTTGTAGATGGTCTTGAAGCTTTAACCCAAGAAGATATGAATACATTCATTGAAAAGTGCAGAGATGATGAATTTCAGTACATTATGACTAGGGTTACGAGTGGAGAACTAAATATTGTAAATGAAGATGGAGAGTTATTGAACAATTAAGGAGGAATGGACAGTATGGGAATACCAGTATTAATTCTCGGCGAAAGTGGATCAGGTAAAAGCACATCAATGAGAAATTTTGAAATAGATGAAGTTGGAATTTTTAACGTGGCAAGTAAGCCATTGCCATTTAGAAAGAAGATACCCAAAGCAGATGGATGCAGTTACGCACAAATAAAAAACAACCTATCAAAGGCAAGTTTAAAAAAGTATGTGATAGATGATAGTCAATATCTTATGGCATTTGAAATGTTTGGTAGAGCTAAAGAAACAGGGTATGGAAAGTTTACTGATATGGCATTAAATTTTAAAAATTTGATTGACCATGTTATAAAAAATACTCCTGCGGATTGTATTGTTTATTTTTTACATCACACACAAAAAACAGAGCTAGGAACAAAAGCTAAGACGGTTGGGAAAATGCTTGATGACCAGTTAACAGTGGAAGGGTTATTTTCTATAGTGCTTAGAACTAAAGTCGAGAATGGCAAATACAGTTTTATTACACAAACAGATGGGTTTGACACTGTAAAAAGCCCTATGGATATGTTTGAGAGTGTAATTGATAACGATTTGAAATTTGTAGATACAACTATACGTGAGTATTGGGAACTTTAATTAAAAATTAATGGGTGGCTGCCTAAATGCCAAAGGAGATTATATTATGAGAAATTTGAATTTAGCAGAAGTTGAAGAAGCACAGGAATATAAAAGGATTGGTACAGGTGGTTTTATATGCAAAATTACAGCCGTTGAAGATGTACCAGAAAAGGAATATCTAAAAGTTGAATATGACATCGCTGAAGGTGAGTTTAAAGGATACTACAAAGAGTTATTTGATAGTAAAAATTTCTGGGGTGGTAAGTTTATCAGGTCATACAAAGAAAAGGCTCTACCATTCTTTAAAGGCTTTATAACATCAGTTGAAAATTCTAACAATGGGTACAAGTTTGATAATAATGAATCCAAACTTGTCGGAAAGTTTGTAGGTCTTGTTATTGGAGAAGAAGAGTACAACAAAAATGATGGTACGGTCGGTAATAGACTGTATGTAGACAAGGTTAGAAGTGTAGAAGAAATCAAAAAAGGTAGCTTTGAAATTCCGAATCTCAAAAAGTTACCAGATTATGATAAAAGATTTGACGTTTTTGTTGATGCACAGAATAGTGCTGATGATGACCTACCATTTTGATATAGTCGCTTAAGCACATAGATAACAAACAACTACAGAGCCATAACAAGCTTACCTCCTTTGTGAGTTGTGGCTCTCATAGAAGGGATGATAAGTATGGAACATGATAACAAAATGTTTCACGCAGGATTTATAACAGGAGCTTTAATAGCAAGTATAGGTATTAGTTTTGGCATTGTAATGTATTACATTTTCAGATAAGAGGTAAGGTGAGGATTATGGCTAAGGATGCTTATTATTTTTCGCATGATAGCAATGCAAAAGATGATCCAAAGTGTGTATTGCTAATAGAACAACTTGGCATGGAAGGATATGGAATATTTTGGGTATTGATTGAAACTTTAAGAGAGCAGCCTAACTATAAATATCCTATAATTCTGCTTCCTGCTCTAGCAAGAAGATTTAATACAACAGCAGAAAAAATGAAAACTGTTGTAAGTAATTACAATTTGTTTGTTATTGATGATAAGGACTTTTTTAGCATTTCTCTGATGGGAAGAATGAAAAAATTGGAATCTAAGAGAGAACAACAACGTCAAGCTGGATTAAAATCAGCTCAGAAAAGACTTTTAAATTCTGTTGACAGTAATATAAGCACCAATGAATGTTCAACGGACGTTCAACGGACGTTCAACGAATGTTCAACGTCCGTTGCAACGACGTTGGAGGCTTGTTCAACCAGTAAAGTAAAGAAAAGTAAATATATATATAGTGCATTTTTTGAAAGTGTATGGAATTTATATCCTAACAAAAAAGGAAAAGCATCAGTCAAGGAAAAACAAAAAAAAATATTACATGAGTTAGGATTTGACACTATTAAGAATTGCATTGACCGCTATAAAGAATCTAAACCAGATTGGCAACAATGGCAAAACGGATCTACATTCTTTAACTCTGGGTATATCGATTATATGGATGAAAACTATATATCCAATGAATCACAAGAGGACAATCTTTATAAAGAAGTGGATTAGGAGGTAACAATGATCACATATAATCCGGAAGCAGAAAAAGCAATATTAGGATGCATGATTATAGATAATGTACTAATCAGAAAGATACAAGCGAATTTTAAACCAGAATACTTTTACACTCCAATGAATCAATCTTTGTACTTAGAGATATTAAAGCTATATGAGAAACATGGAACGGTTGATATACCTATGTTATTTGAATTTGATATTGAATATGTATCTGAGATTTGTAAAGCAATAGCAACTACACAGAACGCTAGACAGTATGTAAATATAGTCAGGAATTTGGGAATAAGAAGAGAACTTTTTAAAGCTGCTGAAAAGGTGAGAGATATTGCAATGAGTGAGGATATAGATGATATACAGATTATTAAGTCAGAGGCATTGGCAACGATTAACAATGTTCAATTGCTAGAAAATAGAAGGCTAAATACGAAAGCAATTGATATTGTGACTAACTCTATGAGCAATTTAGAGAAGAGATATAAGCAAGGTGCAAATACGTATCGCAGTTGGAAACTAAATTGGCTCCAAGATAAAACTGGTGGAGTAAAGCCGGAATACACTATATTAGCAGCTAGACCCAGTGTTGGTAAAACTGCATTTGCTTTACAGATTGCGAAAGAAATAGCTTTACAAGGTGGTAAGGTAGCAATATTCAGCTTAGAAATGCCATCAGAAGCTTGCATAAACAGAATAATTTGTAACCATGGGAACATAAATAAAGACTATTTTGATAAGCCTGGTATTTTAGACGAAAAAGGTTGGGATTTGATAGGTAGAACTTCTCCTGTTGTGGCTATGCTACCTTTGACTATTTACGATGATATTTTTTACATCGAGGAAGTTATTTTGAAGTGTGAAGAATTGAAAGCAAGTGAAGGATTAGATTTTGTAGTTATTGATTATATACAACTGATGGAAACTACTAAGAAGACAGCAAATGCAAATGAGAGAATCTCTCATATAAGCAGAAACATAAAGAAGATGCAGCAACGTAACAAAATACATGTATTAGCCTTAAGCCAGTTCAACAGAGAATCTGAGACTCAAACAGTACCAACATTACGAAATCTTAGAGATTCAGGAAGCTTGGAGCAGGATGGGAATAATGTTTGGTTTCTACATGTAGACCCAAAAGACATAGAAGGTAAGGATGGAGTAGTTGAAACACAATTGATTATTGCTAAACAAAGAGAAGGAGAAAGAAACATAAAGAAAAAGTTGAAATTTTACGCGAAAACTCAGAAATTCTATGAGAATTAAGTCTGGATAATACAGGAGGAATAATCTAATGGCACAACGAGAGATAAAGCAACATCTTGAACTATTAGCAGTAATGAGCGGTAAGAAGAGCGTTGAAGATTGTAAAGCATTAGGCAAGAAGCCTCGGAAGCATACACAGCATGAAGCTAAGGAGCAGGAAGCGGTGTTTGATTGGGCGAGATTGCAAGAATGTGTATATCCAGAGCTAAAATGGCTATATCATATCCCAAATGGTGGGAGTAGAAACAAAATTGAAGCTGCAAACTTAAAGAATCAAGGAGTTAAGTCTGGAGTTTTGGATCTTCATTTGCCAGTGGCAAGGCATGGATACCATAGCCTATACATAGAAATGAAATCCAAGGATGGCAAGGTTAGCGAAAATCAGGATAAATGGATTAAGGGACTAAGGGAAGAAGGCAATAAGGTTGAGGTTTGCTATGGTACTGAATCTGCCATAAATGCATTGAAACAGTATTTACAAGGAGGTACATAACCATGATTGCATGTAAAGTATGTGCAAAAAGTAAAGTGAAAAGGGACAATTCAGGCATGATTAACAGGATATGCGTAGAGCAAGATAGACATGTGCAAGGGTTTGAAAGCTGTGGACAGTTTGGGGATAGACAATGCACCTTATGTGTGTGGGAGAAGGAAGAATGTAGCGAATACGATAGACCTGGCAGATGCGACTTGTGTTGTGGACTGGATGAGAAACCTTATTTTGAGTTGAGGACGGTGGAAAATGATGAAAAAAATTGAATGTAATACATGTCCAGATAGATTTACTTGTATAGGACAACCTGAAACATGTGGAAATAATATTGCATTAAAAAATCAGGAGAAAGAAGAAATGGAGAATAAAGCACTATGCGATGAATGTTGCAATGATGATAAAGAAAATTGTCCATATACACCTTTAACTTGTGGTATCAATAGAAATGCAGAATTGGATAATACGGTTAGCACTGGATTTATGATTGATATGCTACTGGATAATCCTAGAAGGAAAGCGACTATAGCAGATAAACATCAGTGCAGTACAGTTATTATTAATAAAAATAATACTTTTGCTTGGGAACATAATGGAGTAGAAGTAAGATTTAAACCTTTTCACAAAGATAGACGTTGGACAATCACAGAACCATCAAGAGAGTTGAAGAAGATGACGTTTGCTGAGGCTTTTAAACGTTACAAAGAAGGCAAAGAAATCACATCAATAAAAAGTGAAATAACATATCAATTATTTAATACGCATTGTGCACAAATCCAATTTTGTGATGATGAGGAAGTAGATGGACTTTGGACAGTGGAGGGTATTTATGAAGATGACTAGACAAGAGAAAAGGCAAACACAAAGAGATGCAGAGAAAGCTTATCAAGAGCTTAAGGATATGTCACCATTGGCAAAAGAGTTGTTTAGAAATATGGTTCGGAATGAGACCGTTGGTATATGTCATTGTCTATATGGGATAACCCTGAATGCCGTAAATGGATTTGGTGCAACAAGAATAAATGAGGTAATACGTAACGTAATGGAACAATTTGACAGTATAAGAAATAATGCGATAGACCCAAAAGAGATAACAGATTGGTGCATTAACAAGGGTATTAACTTTACAAAATATGAGGTGTGAGGTGTGGCATGGCTAACTGTAAGAACTGTAAACATTATACAAAGTGGTCAATCTTGGGAATAGTATCCTGGTGTAAGCAAAAAGACTGTTATATAGCAAGACCTAAGACGTTTGTTTGCATTAAGTATATGCCAAAGTGGTACAAGAGATTAATGCAAAGGTTACTTAACGTAAGAAAAATGATGTAAATACTTTGGAGGTGTCAGCTATGGGAAGAGAAGCAAAACAGGAGCATCAAGGAACTGCATCAGAACTCAAAGCAAGAATAAAGACACAAATTGCAAAGAAGTATTGGAACACATTCGCAGTAGGACAAACAATAGAAATTATAGATACGGTATATCTAACACGCAACAAGAGGGATGTTAAAGAAAAGCGTAAAGTTACTTGCAAGATAATTAGCAAGAATAACTTATATATGCGGATAGACAAAAATGGCAAGATGGAAAGTATAACTTTTGCAGACATGATTACGGGACATGCTAAGATACGTCATAGATTGAATAAAACGAGGGTTCTAACGAAAGATAGTGTGAAAAGTGAATAAGTAGTGGTGCGAAAATAAAAATGCGTTAGAGAGGACGCTAGGTAGCAAATTAACTATAAGCTAAAATATTCGGAGGTGTTAGTATGGTAAAGTGTAAAAGATGTAAGAAAGAGTTTGAAACATTGGAAAAAGATGAGTTATGTCTAACTTGCCATCGCAAGGAAGAAAAGATAAATTACATGAATGATTATAGGGAGAATGCAAGAGAATATAACGACCTCATAAAGAGATATAATAGAATTACAGAAAAAGGGGACGGAGTAAAAGCACAAAAAATAACTGATATGCCAATATGTCATAATGCTACCGACCAGATATGCACTAATTTGTGCGAAATAGCAGAGCTGGAAGAGCTTATAAAAGATAGAGAAGAGAAATTAAAAAAGGCAATAATAAAAGTCGAAAAAGCAATAAGCACACTGGATGAAAGCTTATTCAGAAGCCTGTTATCTAACAAGTACATAGACGGCATGACGTGGGAAGAGATAGCAGTTAATCGGCATTGTAACGTTAGAAATATATATCGTTTGCATGATTTGGCAATAGACGAGATTGAAATAGATGTGGAATGTAAAGTTTAAAAAAAGAGAGCTCCTCATTCCGAGGGGTTCTCTTTTTCTAATTCGCGCCTTATCATGTATATCAGATATTCACTCATTCCCATACCTTTTTTTACTGCTAGTTCTTGGAATTGTGTTTTTAAGTCCGATGCTATTCTTATGCGTAGTATGTCATTTTTCATTTTAGATTCTCCTTGGTTACTTCTTCTACGGTTACTATGATATATTCATCATGTCTATAACATTCCCTAAATTCTTGCTTTGCCTCCTGTCTTGTTTGCGTCGAAAATATATCATTTCTACATGGAGTATCTTTACTGTCACTTACTCTTTTAAACCATACTTTCCAATCCTTAATCATAGTTTTAACTTTTTTATTTGCCATATTAATTCATCCTCCTAATAATCTGATAGCCTCATCAGTAGCGACTTTATCGCTAGACTCCACGGTGGGAGTTTCGGCTTGTTATACTCTATTTATCTTTAATTTGTTTATCCTTTTAATATACTGCTTTCTTTCTAGGTACACCCAACGGTCTGTAGTATAATCCCCATCACCAAATATTAATAGCACTTTGCCTATCATATCAATCATCCACCTTTAAATTATTTTTTAGTCTAGCTTAACGATGCGAGGGGCTTGGTTTGCTCTATCGTTGTTTGCCTGACCACATTTATATGTTACCACGATTGTAGTTACAATGTCAATATAATATTTAAATTATTTTCAAAATTCTAAAAATTTGTCACTAAATGTCATGGTTTGTCATGCTTGACATATGATATTGTTATAATAGGCAAGCAAAGGGAATTAGTCTTCAGCAGAGAGAGCCTTGAAATGATAGGGGCTCTTTTTGTTTTATATTTTATGAGAGGTGGAAGATGAAGTGAAAAAATATTTAGGAGTCAAAACGATTGAAGCTGAACCAATGACCGCAGATGATTACAATAAAT